TCGTTCATATACTTCGCATTTAGAAAATGTGGAAGAGATTCAACGCAAATAGAATGTAATATGTTCTCGCTTAAGTGATTGCGTATAATTCCGTCCACTTTTTCTAAAATGACTTATATATAACAGAAGATATGACATTAGAATTAAAAAGATTTGACATGAAAAGTATAAGTTTTAAGCCAAATGAAAGCAAGGGTCCCGTTGTGGTTCTTATCGGACGTCGTGATACTGGTAAGAGTTTCTTAGTTCGCGACTTGCTATATTATCACCAGGACATACCCATTGGCACAGTGATTTCAGGGACAGAAGAAGGCAACGGGTTTTATAGTAAAATGGTGCCAAAACTCTTTATTCATAATGAATACAATACTGCAATCATTGAGAATATCCTAAAACGTCAGCGGTCGGTTCTGAAACAAATCAAAAAGGAGGTTGAAACATTTAAGCGTAGCACGATAGACCCGCGCACATTTGTCATCTTGGATGATTGTTTATATGATAATACTTGGTCTCGAGACAAGATGATGCGCCTGTTATTTATGAATGGGCGTCATTGGAAAGTCATGTTAATAATTACTATGCAATATCCGTTGGGTATTCCGCCGGCGCTTCGTACAAATATTGATTATGTGTTTATTCTGCGTGAGCCATATATTGCAAACCGCAAACGTATTTTTGAAAATTATGCGGGTATGTTTCCCACATTTGAATCGTTTTGTCAGGTAATGGACCAATGCACAGAAAATTACGAGTGTTTAGTAATCAACAACAATGCAAAATCAAATAAACTTCAAGAGCAGGTTTTTTGGTACAAGGCAGATTCGCACAATGATTTTAAATTGGGGTCCAAAGAGTTTTGGGAGCTTTCAAAGGATATGCACTCTGATGATGAAGAAGAAAAGTACGATCCTGGCAATAGTAAGAAAAAAGGAGCAGGCCCGAAAATAAGTGTGAAAAAAACAAAATGGTAAAGGCATTTGGCTGAATACATTTATTTTCTGTTAATATAGAAAAATGAATAAATATATTATTGAATTTCTTGGAACATTCTTGCTTTCAGCTGTAATTTTTTCCACTGACAATTATTTAGCACATGGCGCAGCACTTGCAGCTGGCCTTTTTTTAGCTACATCTATATCTGGCGGAATATTCATATTCAATCCAGCCATTGCTACTAGCATGATGGTATCCAATAAAATAACACAACGGGATTATATATTATATCTTGTAGTAGAAGTACTCGGGGCTTTAGCAGGATTTGTGTTAGTGAAAAAGATATTGTAAATTAGTTAAAATCGTATATTTTAAGTAATTTAATTTATAAATATGGCAGCGGATGATTTTCACGAGGGACTTGTTGACAACAAACTTACAGAAAAGACCATTTTATTTTCAGTTGGCCATAGATGTACCTCTGCATCTCTCATCAAGGAGATGAGGCACAAATTTGAAACCTACCCATTTGACTGGATTGTATCAAAATTGGACGTGTTGGTTCATTGCATCGAGACGGACTTTGTAGAGTATTTGCGTGTAGAGAATTATGTAGATAAACAAAGCGAGACCTTTAATTTGTGCGACGATGTTAAGACACATGTTTGCAATGAAAACATTGTTTATAATAAATACTACGAAGATGAATATATCTCTGATACTCCAGAAAATAAAATTGGAACGTATGGAATGAAACTCGCCATGTCCCATCACGACATCCGACAGGAAAAGGATCGTCAATACTTTGAACGATGTGTTGAACGATTCAAAAAGATTCTTGCGTTGCCTCAACAAAAATTTTATTTATACGTGCATCCTATTATGGGAATGGCCGAATATGAATTAAATGTGGGATACGGAGGTGTGCTTTTATACTTTAACGCCTTTTCGGATTATTTAAAAACAAGAACCAATAATGCAGTTGGAATATTTTTTGTCGTAGTTAAGAATGAGGAGAAAAAGGGTCAGATAGACGTGTTGTTTGAAACTGAAGATATTATTGTACAGACGTTATTTACTAACAAAGACTTGATTGATGCTGGAGGTGTGTATAGTGGCGATTTTTACACAGAGCAATACAAGATGTTAACTACCATTGAGGCTATCATCGCAAAAAGAAAAGAATCATTCAAGAATAAAACTGCCTCAAAGGAGTTGGAAATGTCTTAAATAAATCTACCTTCTACGATGCGCTCTTGTGCGATTCTTTCTAGTTCTATTTTTCCTACGTAGTTTTGTTTGACGTGTTTTGTATTTTCTTCCACCTGATTTCTTAGTGCTGGGCACAAACCATCCATCCGAAAGACCCCATGCAGTTGCGGGGTCTACCCTCTTATTGAATACTTCTTGTAGCGCCCGTTGTTCAAACTTGGGCACTATGCGGTCTTGCGCGGTTTGAAAAAATCTATAATAATAGTTATGTGTTGGATTAGTATCGGACGTGATACTTATATCCTCCCCTAACCTAAAAGTATCGGTGCCAGGAGCTACTATGGTAAACTCCATAAAAATATCCCCATATCCCCAACGTTTTTTAAACCTAACTAAACTTTGGTCCATAAGCTGATGTTGCGCACCAGGGTTAGGTCTCACATATTGTTCCATTCTGTATACTTTTCCTTTTTTTAGTTGGTCTGTTCTTAATTCACCTTCTCGTGTTTGTCCCACCTCAGCCATTATATATATAAAAATATTATATATATATTATTTCATTTATTTGGTATTAAATTATTAGCCCGCACCTGTTAATCCTTCTTCTTGGATGCAAACGGACCACTGAGTAGCTGACTTTGTCCATTGTCAGACTTTCCGACAATAATATTTTCGCCCTCAAACAATTCGCTACGAATATCCGCAACTGAAATCTCACCACCCTTACCCGCAAGCGTCTTCTCTTGGGTATTCGCCAATCCAACACCAATTAGATTTCCTGCATCATCAATCGTTTGCGTCAAAGTGTTTCCGCTCTTTTCGGCATTTTTAATGTTATCCTCGATGGCCTTCTTCTTTGTCTCCTTGACACGTTGCTCAAAAGCATTCTTGGCGTTCTCTTCGCTCTTGCTCTTTTCGCTCATCAACTTGTTCAACTCCTCCTCCATGTATTCCACGCGACCCGTCTTGTAGGCCTCAGGCTCCCAAGGCATCCACAATCCTACAGGACCAACATATACATCGTGATGGGGGTCAATCTCGCGCAACATCTTGCATCTTAGCTCCGCCTCCTCGATAGAAGGATAAGAGCCGCGGATTTTAATACCTCTTGTATGAGTCTGGAAATTGTGCGCAATGCTGAATGACTTCTCCAACTCCTCCTCATTCTTATCCACAAATGTCTTGTAATCATCCGCAAGGCTGGTAGCCGTAATAGTATCCTTCTCTTCTGTAATGAAATCTTGAAAGTCCTTCATAACATCGTCAAACGTCAACTTATACTTGAATGATGCAAAATTCAAAAACTGGACAAACTTCTCCATGGACTTGTTCAAATCCCACTTCTTTAGGAACTCTTCAAAAAAGAAAATTTCCTTTTGCTTTAGGATTTTTTCGGGCGAAACGAATGAAACGCACACAAACTTTTGTCCTGCCAAGGGCTTGTCCTCCTCTAGCAAATCAATATATTTAGGGTTTGGCTTGCCATTAGGCTGTAGTTTTCTCTCGAATTTAGATTGACTCATTATATTGTATGTAATATGCATAATTTTAAGTGATTTAATTATTATATATATTTATTTGTTTTTTTCTATCTATTTAGTATAATGAATCGCGTTTTCGACATTAACGAGTTGGTTAAGAGGATTATAAAATACCTTGTTGAAGGTTTAATGGTCGCTTTGGCGGCGTATGCGATCCCCAAGAGATCATTGAATTTAGAGGAGATTGGTATGATTGCGTTAACCGCTGCTGCCACTTTTAGCATATTAGATACGTATGTTCCTGTTATCGGTGTGACTGCTCGCTCTGGTGCTGGTTTCGGTATTGGTGCCAACTTGGTCGGGTTCCCTGGAGGCCTATAAATCTCTCTTACCACCAGAAAATACATTTCAACAAATAAATATAATACGTTATATTATATTTATAAGAACCACAAATGAAAACACGCAAGTATAAACAACGCGGCGGTTCAATTGATCCATATACTCCAGAAGAAATAATACAGCTACAAGGTGTTGGATTCACAGATGACCAAATTAGATATTTGAATAATATAAAAAAGGAGTATGGGCTTGAGAGCTTAAATGCTGATGGAATATTATATATAATTGGTGAAACTACTACGACACCATCCCTATATACCGCATCATATGATAAGGATAGATATCCAACTTATGGAGATACAGATAAAGAGGAATATACAGATGACGATGATGAAGGAGGAAACCAGTCTGGTGGAAAGAAAAGAACACGTCGTAAAAGAAGATCTAGATACTCAACCAAGAGAGAAACAAGACGACGACGCAGATCAATTAAGCGAAGAAAATCCATGCGTAAAAAAGCGTCGTGTCCGTTAAAACCGATTTAACAGAATAATCTTTTTCCAGATTGTCCCTCATTAAAATATTTCTTATAATTCTTGATAACTTCTTCCACGCTTTTATCTCCAGCTTTTCTGGATAGTGCAACATAAGCCCCAAAACTCGGCCCGCTATCCAAAATCGCCACAACATTACCATCTGTTTCGGCCTTTACCTGTTCTTCTCTAAGATTTTTTTTAATTATTTTATGACTATTGTCCTTGTAAATAAACACACCATGTTTGGAATTTGCCAAATCTAACCAAAATTTATACAACTTTTTATTCTTGTTTCGTATCGCGTCGTCATCTTGTATAGGTCCCATAACCTTGACCGCCTTTGTATTCTTTTTACTTTTTGCTTTGCTTGCGACCTTTAACCACCGCTTTGTGCCAGTTTTAGTTTGAACTATTTGCCACATATTTCCATCATTCCCACGCTTCTTGACTCCAACACCAAATTTGGTTGCACTCGCAGCAGGCGATTTTCTTGTTTTATTTGCGGGAGCCATTAATATAGCGATAGAATAAATTAATTTTATATGATAATTAATTTATACAGATATCTAATTCCAATTCTCAAGGATCTAAATGGTAGGAATGAATTCCCAATCAAGTTCCAGACAAATCTTCTTCCAAATATTATCTTGGTCGATCCTTTTCTCTCTATCTTTGAGCATGGGGAAGTGTTCAAGGTAGTGTGTCTCGCCCAACAACTCGCAAAGTTTGTAAGCCGTGTAGTAGTAATTTAAAAAGTTGACGCGGTCATCGGGGCAAAACTTGGAATAAGGCGCCTGCAATTCCATGAACAAATTAAAAAGAGTCTCTTCAAATTCGGCAGACATTACTGGCGGTTTTATGCCAAGCTTGTCCTTGATAAATGGAATATGCTCGTAATATTTATTGTATCCCAATTTTTTCAAGATTTCCTTTGTTTTTATATTTGTAATCTGGTCAATTGTGGTCCGCTCCTTTTTCACTTGAAGTTTAATATTTTCGATTACTTCTGGCGGGATTTGGGTTGTCTCCTTTCCTTGAAACTGCGCAATGATTTCCTTGAAGTGGTTAATTCTCTTGTATGCATAAAAGCAAACCTCCTTGGGTGGCTCTTTATAAGAAGGTTTCTCATTTTCAATCAAGTAGGGAATATGTCTGGAGCACTTGTTGCATATCAATACCCCGTCATCTTCTAACGGAATCAACTCGCCGACATGACAATATTGACAGATATCACAAGCTTGAACATATTGATTAATGTCGATAAAGGTATCATCTATATTACTCAAATATTTTTGCACTATGTTATGAGTGTTCACATTATTCGCAGATGACGCAGGTTGAGTTTCATTATTAATTTTAAAAAAGTTATTTACCAATTTACTTTTAGAGGTTGGTATTATATCATCACCTTTAGAAATATTCTTCTTATTTTCAAAATAATCAAAAATATGTTTTGAGTTTTCCAATAAATACTCCTTTTTTTTAAGATGACAATTTTTAATAGTTTTGTTGATTTCCTTTAGGCGATCTTTTATATCCAATCGTTCTTCAAGGGATAAAGTAATATTTGGATCGGCTGCCTTTTTTTGTAAATTATCACGCTCTAGCTTTAATTCGGGGATTCTATCAACATCGTCTTTAATAAATTCATTTAAATATTCTCTATGTTTTCCATCCAAAGTAATAGCACTTCTCTTGTTTATCTTGATTTTTTTTGTGGTTTTAGGCTTAAATCCATTTGACATAGTTCTTTATAAAATATCATAATACTTTTTAATTTGTAATTTCAATATAACATTTATTTCTACAATAAAGGGGTGGGTTAGACAATTGGTTTAATTATTATTTAACTTTTCTGTTTTTTTATAAAATGGATTTACATATAAATATAGAGGACAACAAGGAACATAAAATAGATATGGTGACTTTTCAAAAAATGTCCTTCATTTATAATGCCTTACAAGAAGGGTGGTCGGTTACTAAGAAACAAGAGGCCTACGTTTTTTCAAAGAACCATGAGGGAAAAAAGGAAATATTTTTAGATTCATATTTACAAAAATTCATGAAATCTAACATGGACATAAATAAGATACTTACATCATAATTTGCAAATATATAACATTTTTATTGAATTTAATTAAATTGTATTAAATTAAATTCCAAAAAATTTTTTTCTTTAGCCATATTATAAAATGGGAGGCGGACTCATGCAACTAGTCGCTTACGGCGCACAAGACGTATACCTCACTGGTAATCCTCAGATCACTTTCTGGAAGGTCACTTACAGACGTTACACCAACTTTGCTATTGAATCTATTGAGCAAACCTTCAACGGACAGGCCGATTTCGGTCGTCGTGTCCAGTGCACGATCAGCCGCAATGGTGATCTTGCCTACCGCACTTATCTTCAGGTGACTCTTCCCGAGATCAACCAGTTGATGGGTGTTGGAACTTACTCCACCACCGCCAACAACTCTGGTGTTTATGCCCGTTGGTTAGATTTCCCCGGAGAGCAGCTCATTGCTCAGGTTGAGGTTGAGATTGGTGGCCAGCGCATCGACCGCCAGTATGGTGATTGGATGCACATCTGGAACCAACTTACCATGACTGCTGAGCAACAACGTGGATACTTCAAGATGATTGGTAACACCACTCAGCTTACCTTCATCACTGATCCCTCCTTCGCTGATGTCGATGGTCCTTGCGACTCCCAGGCTCCCCGCCAGGTGTGTGCCCCCCGCAATGCCCTTCCTGAGACCACCCTCTATGTTCCTCTTCAGTTCTGGTTTTGCACCAACCCTGGTCTTGCTCTCCCCTTGATCGCCCTTCAGTACCACGAGGTCAAGATTAACCTTGATATTCGTCCTATTGATGAGTGCTTGTGGGCTGTCACTACCTTGAGCTGCAACTCCAACACCACCAGCAATTCTATCACCAGTGCTACCCAGTATGCCTCTGGCAAGGCTGTCCCTGCTTCCATCGCCTACAACCAGTCTTTGGTTGCTGCCTCCCTCTACGTTGACTATGTCTTCTTGGATACCGATGAGCGCCGCAGAATGGCCCAGAACCCCCACGAGTACCTCATTACCCAGCTCCAATTCACTGGTGATGAGTCTGTCGGTTCTTCCTCCAACAAGATCAAGCTCAACTTCAACCACCCCGTCAAGGAGTTGATTTGGGTTGTCCAGCCTGATCAGAACGTCGATTACTGCTCTTCCCTTGTGTGCGATGCTACCCTCTTCAAGGTTTTGGGTGCCCAGCCCTTCAACTACACTGATGCCATTGATGCCCTCCCCAACGCCGTCCACGCCTTCGCTGGACCTGAGGCCGTCGGCGCTCACGACCCCAACTCCCTCATCGGCCAACACGCTTTCATTGACAGCGATGGTCTCTTTGAGTCTGCTGGTGCGATGGATGCTGCCTACAGCACTGGATACTGGCACGGACCCGGAAACCCCTACAACGAGCCCAACTTCGGCGGACCTGGTCTTACCACCAACACCACCACCGGAGTCACTACCCTCGTTGGTAGCAGCAATGCCCATGTTAACTCCACCGTTTCCGATGCCGGCACCTTCGTGCTTACTGAGACCTCTTTGGACATGCACTGCTGGGGCCAGAACCCTGTTGTCACTGCCAAGTTGCAGCTCAACGGACAGGACCGCTTCTCTGAGCGTGAAGGAACCTACTTCTCTTGGGTTCAACCTTACCAGAGCCACACTCGCAACCCTGATGAAGGTATTAACGTCTACTCCTTTGCTCTCCGCCCGGAAGAGCATCAGCCCACGGGAACTTGCAACTTCTCCCGTATTGACAACGCCACCCTTCAGCTTGTGCTCTCCAACGCAACTGTTGAGGGTACCAAGACTGCCAAGGTACGTGTTTATGCCACCAACTATAACGTGTTGAGAATTATGTCTGGTATGGGTGGTCTTGCCTACAGCAATTAAGCACCTTGTATTACGATACATCGTGTGGTTTTTATTTGTATCCTATAAAAAAATATATAATAATTAAAATAATCGCTTTTTAATTATTAAAGCAAAAAAGATGCTGTCCATACTATGGACACCATCAAATAATTAATATTATCGCTTTGCAAGTTGCAAAAGCAAAGCAGAAGGTGTCCATACTATGGACACGTTTAAATATCATGGAAAATGAAAAAATATAAGTTTATATATATGAGCGCAGAATTGATTGCTTATAGACAAAATAGAGTGAATGCGCTGATAAACGCGTATAGAACAAACATAAGCCGTTTATATTCCATTTATGTAGCAAATATAGCCAACATACAAAGAAGTAGAATCTCCACACAATCAAAACAAATACAAATAAAAAATTTAACCGCAAATTACAATACAAATGCGAAAATATTATTAGATACTACAAATAAGAACATTGCCATTATAAAAAATTATATACCAGCCGCATTGAAAATAAACAAGAAAAAAAGCGCATTGTTGGTTGGCATCAATTACATAGGCACAGAATCCGAACTCAATGGCTGCATAAATGACGTTAATAATGTAAAAGAGAGAATTTCCAAAAAAGGCTTCCAAAATATTAACACCTTAACTGATTTAACAAGTGCAAAACCAACCAAGGCAAATATATTAAAGGAATTTACTGCGTTGCTTTCAAGCGCGCAAGAAGGCGACCTATTGTTCTTTTTATATAGTGGCCATGGTTCATATACTTTAGACAAAAATGGCGATGAAACCACTTTATACGACCAATTAATTGTGCCATGTGATTTCAATCCAATAGTAGATGACGAACTTAAACAAATTATTCAAACAAATTTGAAAAAGAATGTCACGTTGTTTGCCATGTTTGATAGCTGTTTTAGTGGATCTGTGTTGGATTTGAAATACCAATACATGGATAGTCTCAACTATGATAAATTTACCGAAAATGAGAAACAACTAGAAACAAATGGAAACGTATTTATGATAAGCGGTTGCAATGATTACCAAACAAGCACAGATGCTTTCATAAATAATAAGGCGACTGGCGCAATGACATGGTCTTTTAATGAAGCATTAAAACAAAAAGACAACTGCAGTTGGAGAGAACTTGTAAAAAGCATGAGGGACTTGTTAAAAACGTCGCAATATGACCAAATACCGCAATTTTCTTCTGGACTTTTTGAAAATATTGACGCGCAAGTATTCATTTAGAAACCCGTTTAAAAATATTTTTATTGTACAAGTATAATAAAATGCCACATGGATACGGAAAGGAAAGTCATGCAATCAATGAAGGTATTAAGGGAGGCGACGCCGGCAAACTAAAAAGTAATCAAGATGTTCGCAAGTATGCTCATGGCGTATACAAGGATGCTGGGTTAACTAATGCGCAAATAAAGAGTAGAATGTCGCAGAAAGACGCTGGGCATATTATTGCGAAAAATTGCGGTGGAAGGGATTCCGCGTCAAATTACATGTGGGAAGACAGGCACAATAACCGCGCGCATGGAGACGACCCTGTTACAAAGGCAGAAATGAAAAAAGCAGGGCGTTTGTAATTCATTTATATATTTTTACATATTCAAAATTATATAAATATTTATTTTTCAGCCCATACTAACATTTACGGGTGAACGAATGGCGGATAATTAATAAATATATCACTCTGACCACCAATATTTGGCATATCTAAAGGTCCAGGAATAGATTCCTTGTTTAATTCTAATGTTTCCATAACAACATATTTTTTATTGATATACGTGCATTCAAAGATATTTGGAACAATAACCCCATGATGGTTTCTTACACCTTGGTCACAATTGTTTCCATGGAAATGCACAAGAACATGAGTTTTGTTTATTTTTTCAAAAACTTCGCTGTCCTCTTTTGAAAAAGGCGCGTGAAATTCCATAACAATTTGTGAAAATTTTTGCATTTGTTCATCGCTCAAACATTTTAACCAAGGAATTTCACCACCCTCGATATCCATCTTCACAAATATATTATTTCCCTTTTCAATATAGCGAAATAAATTTGTATTATTCTCATCTGAAACATTACCAATATTTTTTTTAATAAACACGATATTTTCATTTTTACTTGTGTTAACAGAACACCAGATAGTTCCGTCAAATGCATAACACATTAAATCTGGATATTTCGAACAGAAATGTTCCTCAAAACTAATATCATTTGCTATTCCGCCTGCTAGCAACATATCATATTTAACATTTGGAATATCACACGTTATATATCCACCATCATATTCCTGACCTATTCTTAGTTTTGGGTAAGGACATTTGTAAACTTTCAACAAATTAAGATCCATGTATATAAAAAGATATAATTGTTTTATATTGTTTTTTACCTGTATAGTATATATGAACCAGATTGTTGAATTTTTTGAAAAATATCCTATAACAAAACATATCATATTTAAGGGTTTTGAAGCTGCTGCGATAGTATTTATTGCAACTGTTCTATATGTAATAAATTTTTATATAAAATATGATATTATGAATTATCATCCCATTTTAAAAAAATATTATTTACCAATCGCATTATTTACGCATTTGTTTTTAGTATTTATATCGGTTGTCATAATAATTTATATATTCAAGTATGTATATGGGGTTAATTTATAAATAATTTGTTCAATGTAGATAACTTATATCAGAGAAAAATAAAAAATATGTACAATTAATTTATTTTTTATTTTGTTTTATTGTTTGTTTTATTTTTGCATTTCATTCAATTTCATTAAACCGATCCACAAAACAACCGATTCATGTTCTGCACTTCGGGCTTTTCCGCTTCCGCCGTAAACAACTTTGTAATATGCGAATCGTCTCGAAACCGAATCGTATACTCTTGTTGCACCCCATTGCGTCCAACACGCCCCAACGCTTGAATGATCTTTTCCTGCGTCAAGTTCATGTCCTTGCTGATATATCCGTGGCAGAACTGATAATTGGTTCCATACACATAATCGCTTGACGCAATAATTAGGTATAATCTTTGTTCATCCGCCAGATTCTTCATGATTTCCGTATAAGCAATACTCGTATGATTGGTGAAGACGCCGATACCCATCATAAGCAGGATTTTCCAGCTGTCCGATACATCGTTCAACATCATAATCTTTACGATGACGTCCTCTGAAATTGAGCTGGCAAACGCATTGGGTGCGGTCATATTCTCCGCCCATTTCTTCAAATGCGCCGGCTTATTCGGAATAAACGTATCGTTCAGCTGCGCAATCTTAATCATAGCTTGATACATCTCCAACTCCTTTTTAATCTTGGCATTTTGCGAACCTTCCAACGCCCGCTCTATCTTTTTGGTCTTCTCGCCACCCCCTTTCTTGCCACCAGCAGAGTCGGCACTTTGTGCTTCTTTGGGCAACGCATCCTCCAAGTCCTTCTGAAGCTTGTCAATCTTGTCGTTTACGCGATTGTTAAATTCAATCGACTCTAATATATCAGTCATGACCAATGCAGGAATGTTTGCCTGTTGAATACAAAACTTGGCAATCTTGTCAATGTCAGTCGCCAAATAGATGGTGGGTCCCTCTGTTAAGGTGTACGCATCCTTGGTAGATATGAATGTTGCAAATTGAGATGCTGGCTCAGTTGGCGCCGATTTAGCAGTAATAGGTGTTCCCTTGCTATCTACCGAGTTGTTTTCGGGAATTCGCTTTGTCCGCGTGGAATACAAGCTTACGTAGACGCTCCCCCATGTTCCACGCATGATATTCTTGAGCACACGCAAATAATACACCTTTATGTTTGTCATGTTAACATCGTCCAATGATGTGAAGGCGCGATTGATTTTATGCGCAGCCGAAACACTATTGTTTTTATTCGCGAAAGATACAAACCTTGCGACTTCATCCAAATCAAAGTACCTCAACAAGGTCTGATAATTTTCGCAATGATTGGCGATGGCCAGAACCTCGTCATAATCTTCGCTGATATAATGCGGCATGACAATATGACCATTCTTGTTGAGAATCGGAATCGACTTCCTGCAATCGTGGCTAACAACATTGTGGACCTGCGCTCCTCCTTCAGGAAACTTTGTGCGAAAGTCTGCAATAGTAGCAGGCAGTTCGTGCAACTTGGGCAACGTCGCAGACGACAATATCATGTTGGGAATCAAATTCTCCTTCCAGTTTTTCTGAATAATGGCGTGGAATTCGTGTGCTCAGGATAATCCAGCGTAATAGTCGGCTCGTCCCAGTAAGTAATGATTTGCTCCTTTGCATTGAAGGACATCATGTAATACATGGCGGCGAGATAGGACTTGATGTCGCAAATCATCAGCTCCACCTTGTCGCCAACAGAATTGTCCACCTTCCAAATACCACCCGACTTCCAGTTGGTCGTGTAATCCTTTGCAGCAAAGTAGTGAAGACGAATGTCATCAGCCGTCTCACATCCGAATGCAAATGCAACCTTTTTGTGAATGGAAATGGCCGACTTTGCCAACGCCAGACCGACATGGCGCGCAGCACAAACAAATATGACTTTGTGGTCTGTCAAGAGCCCAAGAGGTGTCAATGTCTTTCCAGTGCCTGTGGGAGCAATGTAGAGGACAAGCTTGGGTGTGTATTTGTTCTTGCTTATGGTGAATACCTGTTTCTGATGTTCGTAAAGCATCATGTCGCTGTACTTCAACAAGTCTTGATTTTTTTCAATGTATTCGCTCGCACGTTCAATGATTCGGTCGATGCTTACTTCTTCCTCGTAATGCGCCATCAACTGAGCGATGACCTGTACGAGATGAGTGTTTAAATTGGATACCTTGTTTTGCATTAACTTGTACAAGGTAAAGTAGTGGAGCTCCCACTTGTTGCTGTTTTTGTTTTTGTATTTCATGATTTTTTCAATGTGCTCTAGCAAGACGTTTTCGTAAATGGTGATGCCTTTTAACGTCTCGGGAGTGTGTCGCTGCACGCGAATGAGGAACGACTTTTTCAACTTGTCGGGGGAACCCACTTTCACGGCCAAGAAGGTCGCGTTGTATGTGGATATCAACGCTTGAATTCTCTCGGCAAAGAACTTGGTGTAGATGTAGTCTTCCAACTGCTCGTTGAATTCAATCTTAAGATAGGACAGAATTGAATTTGTTTTGTTGTATTTGATGTTTACATTGGAATAGCCCTCAACGATTAACTTCAAAATTTCAATCTCCGTTGCGGAGACTGGGGTCTCAATAGACTCCCACTCGGACTTGGTTAGCTTACGTTGTTGAAGGTCCATTGTTAATTATAGTTGCATAGTGTTTATATTTGTTAATCTATTTCAATTTTTATTCTAAATCCGTCTGTCTCATTTCAAACGCCAATTGTTTTATAATAAAATTGAAATTAGTTTAAAATTATTTGCGATAAATAAGATAATGGAAACCAATATTATATTTAAAAATGCCGGGGAAGCTTGGACACAAGAAGAAGATGTGCAATTAAATAAATTATATAATGAAGATATGCTAGATATTGTGGAAATATCTAAAATACATAATAGAGCGCCAGGAGGAATAATAAGTCGGTTGGCTAAGAATAATTGTATTGTTAATAGACAATCTGCGAGAGGATATATAGCTTATAAAAATAGTGATTTATATAAAGAAATTGTAAATAATAATAAAGATAAAAATAAAAATAAAATAGTAGATAAACCAGAACAAAAAATTAAACCCACAAAAATAGATAGTATATTAATTAGTATTAATAAAAGCGATTATATAGAATTACAGAATGATGTAAAAGAAATGAAAAATGAAATTAAAGATTTAAAAAATTCAATAAAAGAATTAGTTGAAATGATGAAAGCAGTTTATGATTTTGAAGATGCGTAAAATAATAATCAAAAAAAATATATACAATATTTACGGATTTTTTGTTTTATTTTCTGTTTTTGTTTTTGTTTTAGGTTTATACACACTTAACACCAAATGATTGGCAATAATCATATACTCGTTCAAACGCATTTTTGTAATACGAGACTAATTCCGGCTCGCGAACTTCTTGCGCGCGCCCCCATTCCACTGCATTCGCGACAACATTCATGTGAAGATCCAAGAACGATGACGCTGGCTTCATACCGCTTTCTCTCTTGTAGAAGTAATCAGCAAAGGTAAATGTTTTATATTTTGGCAGTTGGGCAATGCCTGATAACATTATAAGCGCGCGAGTGTTTCCCAGATATCTATCCAACTCATTCGTGTATTTTGGACAAAATATCGGTTCACCTCTGTATCCCAAGGAACTATCACCATTGTATCTGTATCCAATGAGCACTTGCTTGAACTCATCATCTTCGCGAATAGATTGACAAGTTAATGCATAGTGGTTCTCAAGTTCATTCAGGCGCTGGGTCAACTGGGCGATGCCATTTGTTAATTCGTCGCTCTTTGTGTTTTGTGCGTCTTCCAAGTCATGTTGGTCTTTAAGAGTTTGGCAACGCATGCTTATAATACGATTACTCAAGTTGGAATTGTTTATGGAGAAATCGCATCGTAGATTATTTATCGTATTTTCGGCATTTTTTAACATCTTCTGCAACGCCACGACCTTTTCTTCAAGACCGATTGTATATTCGCGCACGTCGGTCCTCTTCTCCTCTTCCATTATGTGGAGCTTACGGCTGTGTTTTGCCATAAATTTGTCAATTTTTTCTTGAGTCTGGTCAATGAGTTCTTTTTGTTGGTCGTTAATATCACGATACGCAACATCAAACCGCTTCTTTACCCAATTCATTACGTAGATGGCGACATACACAATATACATAACAGCAAAGAATGTAAATAGTTGTTTGTGAGTGCCGTAGCTTCTGACAGGCTCCTCTGCGTTGGCCTTAACGACATCCTCAACCTCAAACGCGCCGTTAGACATAAATTCCTCACCCTCATTGTAGCAAGATGACATTTTGAACGAGTGTTCAGTTAATTACTTTGATGCATTATCGTATAAATCTGAATTTCATTTCAATTTTTTTTCACGTACGACCCACAATATAATTTAAAATTGAACAAGTTTATATCATATAAAGATTTTCCATTATATAGTTATAGATTATGGCAGCCAAAGTAATTTCTATTGAGGGCAATATTGGTTCAGGCAAGTCGACTCTGTTGTCGCACCTTAAGCAGTCTCTTTCTGAGAAAAATGTTCCAGAAATCATTTTCCTACAAGAGCCGGTGGACGAATGGGAAAATATTAAGGATGAACAAGGAAACACCATGATTCAAAAGTTTTATGGCGACCAGACAAAATATTCCTTCTCCTTTCAAATGATGGCCTACATTTCGCGTCTAGCCTTGTTGAAGAAGTCCATTGAAGAAAATCCGAATGCGATTGTTATTACTGAGCGCAGTTTATTCACGGACAAGTTTGTATTTGCCAAGATGTTGTACGATTCCAAAAAAATGGAAAGCGTAGAATATCAAATTTATTTGAGATGGTTTGATAATTTTGTTAATGATTTCCCTATCAATTGCACGATTTATGTCAAGACAGACCCGGATATGTGCCATGCGCGTATTGCAAAACGTTCTCGTAATGGAGAAAGCACAATTTCCTTGGACTACTTGAATGATTGCCACAAATATCATGAAAGTATGATGCAGGTTCATGCGAGCAAAGATCATAATATTTTAGAATTAAACGGAAACCTAGAAATATCTGACATGAAGGACGAATGGGTAAAAACTATTACTGAATTTATCACACCGCAAAATTAACTTGCGTAGTAGCCAATCAATCCTGCGTGCATTGTCTTTCTTGGTTTATATTTTAATATATCCAGCTGTCTAGACGTCGTAGTAAATTCATCCACCCCATAAATATCTTGTAATAATAGCCATTCAAATAACCCGCCTGGATAAACAGAAACATTCGTAAACCCCAATTTGCTCAGTTGATAATACTTCTTATATGCAGTCTCATCATTTGCATTTTTTCCGTAAATAATGATACCTATTTTTGTACCACCAGATTCCAAATACTTATTTATAGTCGCTTCTTCATTCTGTGCTAGAACCGAATTCGTTATTAAACAACCTTGCTCATTTTCAGGGAGAGTATTGATGATTAAATAAGTATCCGCGCGTTTAATAATATATTGCATATCTTCAAAATTTATTTTTTGGATGGACTGATAATTTCCCATTAATGTAAATACATTATAATTGTTTAAATTCTTCCAAATTAAAGAGATTATTTTAGTATATGTAATGCCTTGTTCAAAATGCAAGCAATCCGGGCATAATGCGCGTTCATGCAGCATTGAAATCAAAGTTCAAGACACGACTGAACCTGCTGTTGGACCGATAAATGACGCAGACGCAGAGACAGACGACGCTGATGCCGAGCAACCATCAAACGCCAAAACAACCAAATATTATTGCTATTTTTTGGGCCAGCACAATAATTGGACAGGACAAACATATAATGGTTATACGGTGAATCTTTCGCGAAGATTGCGCCAACACAATGGAGAGATTAAAGGCGGTGCATGGGCGACAACCGCCAAAGACAAGGGTGCTTGGTCTTTTATTGCAGCGTTAACTTCGGATTCTTGGGCCTCTGTTTCAAGAGCCATGGCATGTGAATGGAATTGCCGATATCCAACTAGGAAAAAGCCGCGACCTAAGATATTCGCAGGAGCCAAGGGGCGAATAAATAGTCTCGTTGAAATTTTTAAACATATCAAAGACGACGTGAGATTGTATATTCACCCTACATTCTATGACCACGCGGTCTCTCTTGGATTGCCTTCACATGTTGTCCTATACAAGAAATTAGACGAAATATTGTAAATATAATATAATCATATTTTAACGAATGGATGTGGAATGTATTGATATTGGTTCAAAAATAATTACTATTGCTATTATGATGCATGGAGAAGTAATCGAGACTAAATTATCGCCCGCACAACAAAAAATATTTGATAATACAAGATTATTTAGTCTGGCGGGCGGATTTAGTGAAGTTGGTTTTGGGTCAAATGCCGTTAGAATGAACAATATAAATTATTTAAATAAAATCTTCCAGATTGATTTATCTCAAACAACACATAAGGTCATGAAAGAATTTACAGAAGATATTCGCCCTACATACGCGCGTTATATAGACGCATTTTTCGATGACTTGTCTACTGAAAATATATGTAAAGTATTTTCAACCATAACGATTGATAAAGCGCTTGGAACGGCTATTACCAGTGCTTATGATAAAATGATGCATTGTATTTTACCGGATGTTATTGGTATATATGTTATATCCGTGCACGAAAAAGTAGATGCAAATCAAATGAGCCTAATCTACCCTTTAGAGAGAAATGCGTCCAACTTGGATCTAATTAAACGTTCAGATTTTATTCAGTTTGCACGCATTTTTGGTAAAGATGGTGAGAGTATATTAAGTGAAATGAGTGCAGTATCATCAGAGTGGCCACCTGTTCCTGTTTCGAGCTTAGACAACTGGAAGGTTACATTCACCCAAAGACTTGGTTTTTTCCAAAAAGTCTATGGCGATATTTCACACATCCGTTTAAGTTATTTAGTAGATATTATCCAAAAAATAGTTGGTAGCGACAAATGTAAGTTGAACTTGTTTGATTATTCGTGTTCAGTATTGGCGCCAATGATAAACAATCGTGTAGGCAATCTCTTTGCGAGAGACATGCAGGAAGATGATATTGAAAGGGGGGCAGACCAAACATGGGGAGGTCGCGGAAGATACAAAAAACGAAGTACTCGTAAGAGGAGACCCACACAAAAATAAAATAATGATATTACCCACAATATTATGGTAATATCATAAACATGTCAAATTACACCATTTAATTAAACGTAACCATGATTTCAACCATTTCCTTTTTGATACTTTTACTCGCAGAAACAGACAACTCTTCGCGCTTCTTTCGCGTCTTGGAGTTATCAGTAATCGTTTCCTTGCGCTTGCTTGTGCTATTGCGGCTATTCATATCATTCTCAATCGTCTCGTAATGCTCTTCAAGATAATCAATTACCTTGTTCTCCAAGGCCCACTTGAAAAAGTTTAACTGGCCAATTGTCGTCTCAATAAATGTACCATTCTTATACGGCACACTGATGCGATCCCATCTGCAAAAAGGGTCAAAACGCTTCTTGCTATAAGCCTTCAATTTCAATTTGTAGTCCACATAGACCTTGAATCTACGCTCATTGTTGCCCTCTATTACATACGTGGTGTAATTCTTCTTAGCATAATTCGTCGCAAACCAATCAACTATGCGCAACGAAATCTTGGATTCTCCAGTAATAATGGATAACATCTTATCTAATAAACCGCTTGACGTGTAATAATCCATCAAGTTTCGTAATAACAAATCATTTTGTGTAGTATATGTTGTTAGGTTGGTTGACATTAATTTATGTTTGGTATTACTTTTAAATCGTTATTTAGTGGATATTTAAATATAATTATATTGATTGGGTGGGTTGAGCGGTAGGTTGTTGTGCTGGCTTTGTTTTGTCAACAAGTATGGTGCTTACTGGTTTCAAGAATTTATCTTGAATTGCGACATTATTAACATACTCATCATTGTCCGGTGTATTATTTGTGAAAAAGGGGTTTTGACCAATCTGAGCTATCATCTCCCGTTCTGCCATTTTATTATAACTCTCTTCGCGCTTATTATTCTCTCTAAATGTGGATTCATAATCACAATTC